ATTATCTTAGTCATTATATGAAAGAAGAATGGAAAGAAGATGTTTATTCCCGATACAGCGGAGCTTAAATTGCTCATATTGGACAGCTTTTCATTCAGTTTTTCCAAACTGTCAATAACAGTCTTTAAGCTACCTGTTGAAGAAAGAGACTCTATCGCCTTTCCCAACTTTTTGATATTAGTTGTGGCAGCTCCTGAATTGGCCTCAATCTCGATTGTAAGTTTATCAATCTGTACGTCAGCCATTGCTTCCACCACCCATCAAACTGAATTTCTCAAAGAAACGTCTCTCCGCTTCTTCTGCATCCCTTATCTTTCTTGCAATCTGTTCTTCTTCCGTCAGCGCATACGGCTCTTTCGGATACTGCATCGGTTTGCGCCCTTTCGGGATAAACGCATTTCCGATCGTGGCGGATATGGCATCGGCAATATACCTACCCTGTATCCACGCCTTATAATTCCATTCTTCAAGCTGTTTTTTATGCGCTTTACGGTATTCTCTGGCAAGTCTTGGATAACCATTCCAATACTCGTCAGCGCTCATGCCGAGTGATAAATAATAAGGGGCTAGTTCTTCAAAAATCTGGCCCCATGTTTTTTGATTTTCGGGAAGATCGTCGGTCAAGCAATCTCCCAAGTCACCTTTTTTCCATCATCTGCAAGGCTGTTCATTGCATCGCCGTAAATATCGGCCAGTGCGGCAAGAACATTATTCTTGCTTTCAATGTCCATATGGCTCCAGATGTCGTCAATCACCTTGCGCTTAACGCCCTTGCACTTTGCCAGAAAAGCACCGGCAAACATCTTATCGCCCTGAACGGTGGGCTGATGTGCCAACATCTGGATGTCAAATCCGGTGTTCTCCATCTGCTTGATAGTCTCGCGGGTATAGGTAAGTTCGTAGCTTTTGCCTTCAAAAGTCAGTTTGATATTGTCCATTTGCGTTTTTCTCCTCAAGAAGTAGAAACAGTAATGCTTTCGGTAAATTCAAGGTCAGAATCGTTGGTAATGACGATATTGAACTGAATTGCATCATCAACGCCTTTACCGGGCACAGAAACACTATGCTGACCATGCCATACCCAGCCCCAGCCATTACGGCTGCGCACCGCATAATAGGCCGGTGTATTCGCCGTATCCTGTACTGATTTCAGGTTGCCCGCATCGGTGTCAACAAACGCCGGGAAGGCACGCGCAGAGGATTTCGGCAGCGCAGGGATGTTAGCCTGCATGGTGTGCATCAGTGTGGTAACGTCAATGGTATCCGGGTCTTCGATCAGGTCAGGATATTCCTGAATCCAGCACAGCTCTTTCAGGGTAGTCTTGGAATCACCGCGAAGCAGCTGTACACCTTGGGTACTGATAGCTACATGTTCATTTGCCATGTTTTCAACTCCTTATCATGTCCGGGTCAAAACCCCGTCTTCGGTCATTCGCGCACGGTACGTTGTTTCCGTCCGGTACGCACTGTTTTGATACAGGTATCCGCTTGTAATGTAACTTTGCCGAGTAAAATTCAAACTGTTGGTTATCTCGTCAATGCACATTTGTATTTTCCGGGCCTGGCTTGTTTTTGTGTTCCCCGTTGTGTAAACGCGCACGCGGAGCCGCACATTCACAAATCTGATTCTGCCGCTGTTGTCATGGTCTGTCGGCAAATCATCTTGTTCGATTTGAACGCACGGGAAACTGGGCGGCTGGTCGGTAATTACGCTGCTTAATTTAACGCCGGGGAATTCTGCTTCTAGCTTTTGCGCAAAGAATTCAAAAATCTGCGGCTGAAAATCCTCTGTCAACGCATTACCTCCTCCCACACGGTTTTTATACTTGTAGCCATCTGGGCCGCGCTCTCCCACATGGCACATGCGGGCGGGTTGCCCTTTGTACGCCAAACGCCAGGCTTTTGCTCGCCCTTGCGGTTATACACAGGCTGTGCCGTTGGTCCGGGAACGCCATCATAAACCCATCCATTCGGGTTTGAACCTTTCCCATCGCCGTATGTTCCATGCGCATACAGCCCGCTTGGATGCTCTGCAAATGCAACGCCTGTGCCAAACTCAATAAAGCCAACGGCCTGCCCGGTGGCGTAAATCGTGGCTTTCTTGCCGTGCTGTTCTACTTGAACCGTAATATCGCTCATGTCACCATCATAAACGGCGGCAGTAAACCGTATCTTGGCAACTTCTGCCCCCATTTCTGACAGTCTTTTTACAAACTGTTCAATGTGGGTTTCCAGCGTTTTTTGCCAGCTCTCGTATTCCTTTATCGCCTGTTCTATGCCTTTTTCGCTTAACGCCAGCTTGATTTTCATGGCACGATTTCTTTCAGCGCATACAATACGCCGTTTATGGTATCTGCCTTTTTGGTCACAACGTAATTCGGGCTTTCGTCAGAATCCCGGTTAATCCAGATAAGCGTTCCTTCCCGCAAAGGGCAGTTTGTGTTTGCCGTGCAGGCTGTCCGGCTGTAATCTGTAAACCCGCCAAAAGCGGTGGCTTCCATTGCGCCAACAGCGCCGCTCACGCTGATTTTCAGCTGTTCAGCGTGTTCCATGATGGGCTGTTCCTCGCCGGTGCGGTTGCCGTACTTATCTTTCACGGCGGCAAATCGGCTGCTGTTCTGATACCATATCGTCTTTTGATTGGCTTTCAGGTCGCGCATCAGCTGCCAACCTTTCCAATCGGAACAATTTCTTCCAACAATTGCTGCGGCACATCTTCGCTGCCCCATGTGCGGCTGATTCCGCTTTCACTGTGGCTGGTTTCGTATTCCGCGCCAAGTTTGTTGTACATTGCCAGAGCAATGCGGAACTGCAAATCGCGGTATCGCTCTTCCAGCTCACCGCCGCCAAAAGGATAACGGCGGGCCAGTATGACAGATTCCGCGCTGTCAAGCAGACCTGACAGCAGTTCTAAATCATCATCGCCTGTACGCTTTAGCAATCGTTCAAAACTTGTCATATTGTCACCCGCCGTTCATCAAACTTTCGGCTTTCTGCCCCGCCGGTGTTCTACCGCAGGGGGTGTTTCCGCCTTTTCGGTTATTACTTTCCCGTATTTTGCCATTTCGGCACTGTCCTGGTCGGCAATCTTCACCTTTTCCCCGGTCACGCAAAGCTCACCACCGTAAAACACTGCATAATCGGGAATCAGCCAGGTCATGCAGTCACCTTCATAACGGCAACTTCGTCCATCCGCTCAAAGCTGGGCAGCACGATCTCGGAAGCGTAGGTGTTTACGTTGACCGGATGCACGGTGGTTTCAACCGTAATGGCAACGCCGGTGTTCACAATGGCAACATCTGCCTTGCCGGAACCTGCCAGGTCGGCTTCCTCCGGGGTGGTGCCGTAAGCGGTCTTGCCCAGTGCGCCCTCCGGGATAAAGCTCACATAGCCGTCCGGAACAAACTTGTGGCTTGCGCCACTCTCATCGGCATACAGCTTGTCGTAAATCACGATCTGAATGCCGGTAGTGGATGCGATCGCATCTTTGGCTTCATCGTTGGTCAGGTAGCCCATACTGCGGCCAGTTACGGTCAGCCAGCGATTCTTTACGGCATCGGTGGCTTTCATCAGGTTGAACGTGGTTGTGTTCATCACCATGTAAGCCAGGGTCACACCGTAATTGTTTGCCATCTTGTCCTTGATGGTCTGAATCTGCTTGAACGGGTCTGCGGTGGAAGTGGCAGTCCACATGTCAGTGGTGGTCAGGGCGGTGTAATTGGTGCCCTTCCACTTGCTGTCAGGGTCATAGTTGTAGGTGTAGTTCACGCCATTGGCCTTGATGGTAATACCCATTGCGCCGCCCTCCGGGAACAGCAGCTGCATGCGCATGCGTTCCGGCACAACGTCAGCACCGGCAATCAAATCCTGCTGGTCATCGTAAATGCGGTTGATGACATCCGCCGCATAGGGGTCATTGCTGCTCTGGGCACGCAGAATCTCCTGGCGGTCTTTTTCCTTGATCTTGTAGCCCTCGCGGAAAAACGGCATCTCGGTTTCCAGCTTGCTCACGCCGATGCGGTCACGGAAAGTGGCCTTTGCATCAAAAGCAGAGGGTTTCAGGGAAACAGGCAGGCCCTTGTGGCCCTTAATCCATGCCAGGTCAAGGCCAGCACGCTTTACAGAGGGGAACAAACCGCTGCCCAGGTACGGGATTGCGTTGGAAGCAGCTTCGGTATAGTTTGCCGCAATGATTTCAGGTGTAAAAAGTTCAGTAAGGTTCATGTTTTCACCTCCGTTATGCGTTCACGCCGGTATTGGTGCGCAGGATAATGGTATCCGGCAGGTCAGATTCTGCAGCAAGGTCGGTACCGCTGTGTGCCTTTGCCTTTACTGCATCAATCACGCCCGCAACCAGCAGGCTGCCGTTGGGGTTTTCATCCGGGTCAACGTCATACAGCACAACGCCAACGCGGCTGTCAACTGTCAGTTTTTCACCAGCCTTTTTTGCGGTGGTTGTGGTAAACGGGATTGCGGTAAAATCATTGCTGGCCAGAATCTCAACTGCACCGGCAACATCCGTTTTCTTGAATTTCATGCTTTCACTCCTTACTTGTAATAATCCATGACTTTTGCGGCTGCCTCATTGGCCTGTGCTTTTGCCTTGCCGCTGCGCTTGGCAAATGCCATGTATTCGCTTTCTTCTTCGGTGCTTGTACCAGCGCCGCTGGGTCTGGGGCTGTTGCGCATAAGGTCTGCTTTCAGCTTGTCTGCAAACACCTGATTGGCCTTTGCAGCATTGGCAAACACCGTTTCCATGTCGCCATCAAAAAGGGCTTCTGCCGTACTTTTGGCAAGTTTTTCATCGTAGCCAAGCGCAATATACTTGGCAACGTTTTTAGAAATGGTGTTTTCTTTCAGCAGTGCGTTATAATCGTTCTGCAACTTTTCCTGTGCGGCTTTGGCTTCTGCAGCAGCGGTTTCTTCGGCAGTCATTTTTTCTTTCAACTGCTTTTTGTAACTGCTGGCTTCGCTCATCACCCTGTCAAAATCTTCTTTTTTTACAAGGTTCTTTGTATCCACCGGGTCAGGCAGGTCAACGCCAAGCAGCGCTGTCACCTTGTCTGCATCGCTCATGTTTTCAAAGCCGTCAATGGTGCTGGTGTCAAATTTCATTGGTGCCTCCGCGTTATTTTGTCGGCGTTCTCTCGCCCGTATTTGTGCGTTTTAGCGTCTTCTCTGACCTTTGCGTTTTAGCGTCTTCTCTGACGATCAAACAGGTGTCAGCCAACACCTGCATTTCCTGTGGGGTTTATCGGGGATATTATCAATCGGGTAAATCTCTCCGTTGCGTTCCCGGCAAACCTGGCACACTTCTTCATCCCCGGCAGTGTGCCACTGCACCTGTTCTACTCCGGCATCTGTAAATGCCTTGATTCTTGCAGAATCGGTCACGTCATCGGCGTATTGGTACGTCATATCGCTCCAATACCGCAATGCACGCCGGAATTCGTTCTGATGGTTTGTCCGGCTCAAAAGCCCCTCTTCCAGGTAGGCCCGTTTTCGGTCAATCTCGTGTTCGTACACATAGCCGGTAACGGCGCTGTATCCGGCAAGCAAGGCAAGCAGCCATTTCCTGTCGGGTTTTTCTTTGCCGTGAACTTCGGCATCCTGATAGCATTTTTTTGCCAGTTCTAAAAAGACTTCCTGATTGTCTTTGGCAATATCCTGGTATAGCTGCTTGCAGGCGGGCATAACGTTCAATTCATCAAACTGTGTTATCTGCCGGGATGTTTTTTCAAACCTGCGTATCGCCCTGCGGTTCAGCAGCCTGATTGCGCTGTCCGTTGGTTTCCAGTCCATTGTCAAGCTCCTCATTCAGGCTTTTTTCAAGCTCTGCCTGTTTTTCCTCGTAATATTTCATGCCCTCCTGCAAGGCCATTTCATTGTCACGGAACGGGCCAAGTTCGCGGTATACCGTTTCCGGCGCGATCTTTTCACAGCCCAGGCCCTGAATAAATACCTGCATCTTGCTCTGGATGTCAGTTAGATTGTTGCGGGTAAACTGTGCGTACACATCCCCTACATTCAGGCCAAGATTATTTGTTGTGTTGCAAATGGTCAGAAACACACGCAAGAACTGCCGTTCACTGCGCCGGAACATGTCTTCACTGTCCTGGGCGCGGCTTTCTGCGTCTTTCCAGCCATCGCGCATGATGGTTGCCTGCCCGGTATCACTGGTGGAAGAACCGCCGTTGCGGTTCGGCATGCCACAGATGGTCAAAATCTTATCATGCAAATCATCCACAGCGGTCTGCACAGTAGAACTGTTCATCTCGCTACTGATGCGATAAATTTTTGCAGGCATCCCCTGCTGGGAATCTT